TGTCCTGTATATTCAGAACAGGGGGGTAGCCACCGACCCAACGGCAAAGACGATTTATTTGAAATACCTGCGTCTCTTGCAGCCGGTTGGCAGCCAGGCTTGGACCAGCTGCACCAGTGCTCACTACAGTCTTCGGCTGGACAACACTGCCCGTTGGAACTCTGGTGGGACGCAGATCAACCCACTGAATGTCAATCCGAATAGCAGCAATCAGTCCAACGCCCTGATCTACTTCGGCGCTAATGCTGTCACAATCCCGACGGCTAACCAGCGCCTCCTGGGTCGCGGCCAGATCCAAGGCAGTATCCCGCTGCCTGGCGATCAGTGGCTATTCACCTTCGGTGATGTATCAGGTCCGACGAACGTCCTGGGTGCCTCAGCTATCAAGAATCTCACCCTCCCTTGCGGCCCAATCATCATCGCCCCTGGTTGGAATTTCCAACTTGCCATCTTTGGTGTCGCTCTAGCCGCCCAGCCAGCTTTCGAATTCGAGCTGGGGTATGCTGAGCGTCTGTCTGGCCAGTAAGGAGAATCCTCTGTGGCCAATTCTCTTGATATGAGAATCGCAGAGGAAGGACCCCGTAATGCTGTGGTAAAGCTTACGGGGATTCTGGACTCTTCCGATGCCTCGGCGGTTCCTGCAGTTGCCTTGCAGGATTTTACCAACAATGATGTGCATAATACTCTGGTGGGTCTGCGGGCTAATAGTGTCGAGTGGTCGATTTCCAACGACTTGGGGGTGAATCTCCACTGGCATGCAACGATTCCCCAGCAGATGTATGCCTTGGCAGGGCAGGGGAGGATTCACTCCGACCAGTATGGTGGTTGGCATCCAGACCAGTCCCTGGCCGGCTATGATGGAAGTGTTGAGCTGAGTACGACTGGCTTTATCCCAGGCACGACGCAGAACTTCACCATCACCATCCACTTCATCAAGCTGTACGAGGCCTGACATGGGACGAGCAGACTATTATTCCTCCGGCGACTGGAACTCAACCTGCTACGAATGCGGCAGGAAGATGAAGGCCAGCCAGATGAAGAGGCATTGGCAAGGATATTACGTCTGCCCGGAACATTGGGAACCCCGGCATCCACAGGACTTTGTCCGGGCAGTTCCTGATAATCAGCCAGTGCCATGGAGCCAGCCTGAGAATGAGACATTTGTGCTTTTTTGCACTCCCCTAGGCTCCACAGCAATCCCCGGCTATGCAACACCGGGATGTAGTATTCCAGGAACTGACAACTTTTACCTGCCTTGATAGGACACTAGCATGACCGCTTCTACCACGTTTGTCGACCAGAGTGGTCCGGTGATATCAGCCGCCTGGCTTAATGCAGTAAATCTTGCAATTTTCTCAGTGATGGGGGATGCGAGTCTGAATCCCCCCATCACTGAGGCCCAGCTCTTGGCCAACCTCGGACTGAGTGACTCTACCTCGGTGAATGCCATTGTCCTGAGTGGTCTTGATGGGCAGGTTCTCCGCGGCCATACCGGCCTGAATCCGTCATTTGGTCAGGTGGATTTGACCACGGACGTAACAGGGAATCTGCCGGTGGGGAATCTAGGCAGCGGGACAAGTGCCTCCGCGACGACTTTCTGGCGCGGCGATGGAACCTGGGCGACTCCGACGGGGAGTGGAACTGTTACAGCCACTTCTGGAGCGCTGACAGCGAGTGCCCTGGTGGTCGGCAATGGGACGACGGATATTAAAGTCTTGGCATCCCTGGGGACGACGACTACTGTGCTCCATGGTAATGCCGCCGGACTTCCCACATTCGGCGCCGTCAGTCTAACAGCCGATGTATCTGGGAACCTGCCGGTTACTAACCTGGATAGCGGGACAAGTGCTGGAGCCACCACCTTTTGGCGAGGGGATGGAACCTGGGCTGTCCCGGTTGGTAATGTCACGACGGCAGTCACCCTGACGGCAAATGCTATCATGCTGGGGAATGGGACTGTCGATACGATTGTCATGGGTTCCCTGGGGACGACGACGACGGTTCTGCACGGTAATGCAGCAGGTGCTCCGACATTTGGTGCCGTTGACCTGGCGGCTGATGTAACTGGGAATCTCCCAGTAGGGAACCTCAATAGTGGCACCTTGGCCAGTGCAACAACTTTCTGGAGGGGGGACGGAACCTGGGCAACTCCAGCAGGGGCAGGTACTGTAACTGCCACCAGCGGAGCTTTGACGGCCAGTGCCATTGTAGTAGGAAACGGGACGACAGATGTAAAGGTACTGGCATCCCTAGGGACAACTACCACCGTCCTGCATGGCAATGCCGCCGGTCTGCCCACCTTTGCCGCGGTTAGCCTGACAGCTGATGTATCTGGAAATCTTCCAGTGACCAACTTGAATAGTGGAACCAGCGCCTCTGGCAGTACCTTCTGGCGTGGTGACGGGACATGGGCAACGCCGGCAGGTGCCGGGACAGTCACCAATATCAGTGGAAATCTGACTGCCTTCCACCTGGTCCTGGGGAATGGCGGGGCAGACATTTTAACCCTGGTCGCCGTTGGGACGAGTACGCAGGTACTCCATGGCAATGCCGCCGGGGTTCCGACTTTTAGTGCTGTCTCCCTCACGGCGGATGTGAGCGGCTTCCTGCCGATTGGGAATATTGTTTCAACGGCTGCCTCTCCTACTACCACATTCCTCAGGGGCGATGGGACATGGGCAGTTCCATCCAGTGGAACAGTTACCTCCATCTCTGTCGCCAGCTCTAATGGCCTCGGCGGTACATCGTCAGGTGGCGCTACCCCCATCCTCACCCTTCGGACGACGATTACCGGGATGCTGAAGGGAAATGGGACAGCTATTAGTGCCGGCGTTGCTGGAGTTGATTATGCTGGCATGGCTTCTACCAATACCTTTACCGGGGCTAATACCTGGACCATTTCCAATACTATCAGGGCATCGGTTACTGATGGAACAACCCCATCTGATGGAGCTATTACGGGAACAGGCTACTCAGCCTTGATCGTCAACAAGGCGCTGACCTTTACTGGGAGTGGTGTAGCAGGCAGCGCCAACCAAGCAAGCCTCGGTGTCTCCGCCGTTTGTGCTGCTACGGCGAGTGCCGCCAGCTACGAGAAGATGGCTGGATATTTCTCCATCACCTGTGACGACCCATCTACCGGGACGACCATCCTCCGTGATGCCGTTGGGGTGCAGAGTTGGGCCAGGGGAGGTTCTGGAGTAACAACGTGTAGGCTCTGGGCTGTACATGCCGGTATCAGCTTTGGTTCCGGTAGTGGTTCTGATGGTCTGGCCTGTGCCCTAGAGATTGAGATTGATAACTATAGTGGTACAAACCAAGCTACCTTCAACACAACCACTTCTAAATACGGCATCAATGTCACGGCGTATGGGGGGAAAAGTACCTCAGGTATGTACTTCAACTCTGGGGATGGGGGGACAGGACAGTACCACAATGCCATCGCCGCCGTTGAGGGAGGGATGGTTACTAACTTCCTCAACTTGATGAATGACAGTCTGGTTTCGCAGTTTGTTATTACGAAAACTGGAGCATTGTACACAGCTTCGACTATTAATTTCGACACTGGCTTTACTACGTACTTGAATGGGAATAGCACTACCTTCAATATCTACGTTGCTGGAACAGCCGGAATAACAGTCACCAACGATGCTAGTAATCCTGTCTACCTGCGGGTAAATGGGGGTGCTCACCAGATCACTACCTATTTTGATGGGGTTAGAAATCTGCTAGTTGCTTTATAAAACCGACCGGGGCAGCGGTACTGCCTCATAACCAGCCAGGAGTAAGACATGAAATTGATCGACGTTGTGAATGCCCAGTCAGCAATGCAAACTCTCGCCGGAACGAAGCTGCCGGTAAAAGCCAGCTTCCGAGTAGCCAAGGCGCTGAAGCTCATCGCAGTAGACATGATGGTCTATGATGAGAATCGGATAAAGCTGCTAGAGGAGTTCGGCCGGAAGGCGGCAGAGGGAAATAAGTATGACTTCGAAACGCCTGAGAAAGAGCAGGCTTTCCAGAAAGGCTTCCAGGAACTGCAGCAAGAGGAGGTGGTCTTGGCAGTAGAGCCCCTCGGCATTGACGACCTGGGTGACTGCTCCCTGTCTCCAGGGGATCTCTTCCCACTAATCGGCATTCTCATTAAGGAGTAAAAGATGCCTCCTGTATATAACAGTATAGACCGAATGATTCGGCAGGCCTATGCGGATGCCGGTTATCTGCAGGAGGGGTCTGACCCGAATGCGGCGCAGATTGCTGACGCGATCAGTCGCCTGAATGACATTATTAATTTTGAGCAGACACAGGGGCTGAAACTATGGACGAATCAGGATTACAGTATAACACTGGTAAGCGGTACAGCATTGTATATGCTGACTACATCTCCAGGTCCCAAACCTCTCCGGATATTGGAGTGCTATTACCAGGACAGTACCGGCATCAGGAGGCCGTTGAGGCCGCTGAGCTGGCGGGAGTACACCCAACTAAGTCAGGTGACTCAGACTGGGCAAGTCAATTCCTACTTTGTAGATAAGCAGGTTTCCAGCCTGAGACTCTCCCTGTGGTTGGTGCCAGATGCTACGGCAGCCCTGGGGACAGTCCACGTCGTCCAGCAGCAGCAGATCACCAATGCCATCCTGACGACGGATACTATTAACTTTCCAAGTGAGTGGTATATATTCCTTCGGTGGGCGTTGGCTGATGAGCTGGCAACGGGCCAACCCCAGGCTATTATGGACAGATGCGCCCAGAAGGCCAGCATCTACCGAACGGCTCTGGAGAACTGGGACGTGGAGGATACATCAACCACCTTTGCTCCTGATATGTCCCAGCAGGGGAGGCACGGATAATGGCACAGTCTCCGTCAGTAGCAATGCCGATCAGGTTTCCAATGGTCGAGTCTCTGAATAACCGAAGTACCCTCTCGAACCTGGATTCCCGGATGATAAACGCCTATGGGGAGATGGTGTCTGAGGGGGACTACTGGGTTTATAAGCGGCCAGGGTTAAGTGCTCTCTATACCAATGTCACCGGGGATGCTCGGGGAATGTGGCACTGGCTGGGGGATATCTACATGGTCGCCGGGACGACGTTCTATAAGAACGGAACGGCTCTGGCTACGGTAGATGGAGCCAATGGCTCGTACCGTTTTAATCAGTCTAAGGGTGGGACTCCACGGCTCTTTCTGATGAATGGCTCGTATGCCTTTACTTATGATGGGAGTGCCTTTGCCCAGGTGACGGATGGGAATTACCCGACCTCCCTTGTAAAGGGAGCGGCATATCTGAACGGGACGATGTATGTCATGGACTCAGCGGGGATTATCCGCGGAAGTGATCTAAATGATCCGACCAGTTGGCCTGTCCTGAATAGTATTACTGCCCAGATCGAGTCCGACCAGGGGGTGGCCCTGGCCCAGCAGAACACCTTCATCGTCGCCTTTAAGGGCTGGTCAACGGAGTTCTTCTGGGATGCCGGGAATGCGACTGGCAGTCCCCTGAGTCCGAATCTGCCGGCCAAGTTGAATTGGGGCTGTGCATCTGCCGAGTCAGTCCAGGAAATAGACGGAGAGTTGTTTTGGGTGGCGGCGAATAAATCCGCCTCCCTGACTGTCATGAAGATGGTTAATACACAGCCGACCAGAGTCTCCAACAAAGCGATTGAGAAGATTCTGAATAATGTAGGTGGTCCGGCGATTACTCATAGCTGGACGTTCAGAGGCTTCGGCCATCGTTTCTATGCCATCACCTCGACCTCCGCCGGGACAGGTATTGGCACCGGCTTTACCCTGGTCCTGGATATTGATGAGGGGCTGTGGGCGTACTGGACAGATGCCAGCTATAATTACTTCCCCATTGCTGCCACCACCTTCGGAAATACTACTGTCGCCCTGATGCAGCATATGACGAATGGGAATGTTTATGAGGTGGATAATGTCTTTACTAGCGATGCTGGGGCGATTATCCCAGTGGATATCTATACCCCGAATGCGGATCTGAATACCAGACGGAAGAAGATGATATCTATGCTGGAGTTTATAGGGGACCAGACAAGTGGGTCGACCCTGTCCGTCTCCTGCAGTGATGATGATTATGCCACGTTCTCAGCTGCTAGGACAGTGGACTTGTCCAAGGCTAGGCCGCAGTTGGACAAGTGCGGCACCTTCAGTCGCCGAGCCTACCGGCTGCATCACGAGTCGGATACTGCCTTTCACATGAAGGCTATCGAGATGCAAATTGACATAGGGACACTCTAATGGCACTGATCGGGGCGCCTACTCAGCTACCAGTGGTGGGGAAGCAAGACCTAGTGGTCACTTCCCCCTGGGCCACTTGGCTGCTGGAGCTGGTCAGTACTGTCAATGGCCTGAATACGGCGCTGGGGTTTGTGCCATACCTGGGGGCTACTACTGACCTGGATCTGGGAGTCTATAATATCCTGGCGGCCAACCTGTCCGGCAGTAATACCGGGGATCAGACTATTACCCTGACAGGGGACGTGATTGGGAGTGGAACAGGCAGCTTTCTGACGACATTGGTAGAGTTTGGCGACGTTACAGGGAATCGCCTCAATCTGACAGATTCCTTGATAGCTCCTATCCGTGATTCATACTTCCGAGGAATGACCCTGGGTCTAGGAAGTGGGGATCAGATTACCAATACAGTTTTTGGGTATCAGGCGTTGCTGAGCAACAGTACCGGCCTAAACCAGGTGGCTATTGGCTATCAGGCTCTTGCGGGTAATACGACAGGGAACTATAACGTAGCTATTGGGTATCAGGCGCTCAAAGCGAATACCACCGGTACTCTGAGCATTGCTATCGGCTATAAGGCTCTAGCACTTGCTACTGGCTCTGGTGGAGATAATACGGCTGTTGGCTCCGGTGCCTTGTCAGTGCTAACTTCTGGTAGAGACAATATAGCTTTTGGAACTGACACGCTGGTTACTAATGTAAGTGGTGATGGGAATTTAGCTATAGGGCTTAACACTCTTGCTTCTGTAACGACTACAGATTATTCTACTGCCGTTGGTTTTAACTCCCTTGCAGACGCGACTGGTGCTTCCAATGTGGCTTTAGGCGCTTTTTCTGGAACAACTACCACAACAGGGGAAGGCAATGTTTTTATAGGGCTACTCTCCAGAGCGTCAGCTGCTGGTGATTCTGGTTGTGTAGTGGTTGGGAATGTTGCCGTTGGCCTCGGCACCAATACCACCGTCCTCGGCAATTCCAGCACCACCTTCGGCCGTTGGTGGGGGAGGCTACTGCTGGGGACCAGTACAGATGATGCAACTTCCCAGCTACAAGTAACGGGAAATACTGTCCTGACAGGTAATCTCACCCTGAGCGGCTCTGCTCGGCGGATCACAGGGGATTTCTCCAGTGCAACTATTGCCAGTCGGACGATATTTCAGTCAAGTACAACAAACGGGAACACGACTCTTACAGCTATTCCAAATGGAGCAGGCACAGTAGCACAACTGTCACTCGAAACAGACCCGGCGCTCACAACGGGTGCAACGGCGCAGATGACCATCATTGGCGCTACGCAGATGACAATTGCGTCTGGTATTCGCGGTGCTGGTACGTATTTGCCGATGGTATTTACCACATCCGGCGCAGAGGCCATGCGGATTAATACCACGGGCTTTGTTGGAATAGGTACTGGAGCAACGCCAAGTCATCCTCTGACTGTTGCTCATACTGCTGCTGACATTGCCGATGTAATAAAAATCTGGAACCCAACTGCGGTCGCTGCTGGTGTTGGATCTAGGATGCTTTGGACTGGTGGTACGGCTGGAAATGGTCTTGGTGGCATAACTTGTGCGTTTACAGGGGCCGCCACAGCCGATGGCTCCTACATGACATTTCAGACGAGGGCTGTAACAACTGGCATTTTAACAGAAGCCATGCGGATTGATACCAGTAGGAATGTCAGTATCGCAACTGGTAATCTCACCCTACCAAAAACGTCCGGCATTGGCATTAGGGTTGACCCTGCTGCGCCAACATTTGGCTGGCGCGACATTCTAGGTCAGATCATCGTAAAAGCGGTCGGCGCAAACGATCCCGTCTTTAATGTGTTTCGAGGATCAATCAGAGCCTACCAATACAGCAATGCAATAATGAATGAGGCGTGGGTAATTCTCCACATCCCCCATGATTACGTCCCCTCTACTGATCTTTTCATGCATGTGCACTGGGCGCAAATCACAGTTGATACCGGCGGTGCTGCCGGTGTTCCTGGTGTTGCAAAATGGTACTTTGATGTGACTTACGCGGACGGACATGGGACAGCGGGAGGCGCGGCCGACCCATTCATCGCACCTTATGCGGTATCAGTCACGCAGCAAGGGTCAACCACGCAATACGGCCACATGATCGCCGAGGTTCAGATAACTGGCGCAAGCCTTGCGGCCTCTACGATTCTTCCAGACGGATTGCTAATCGTGCGCGTCTACCGCGACCCGGCAGACGTTGCAGACACGCTCAACCAAGCGCCATTTCTGCTGATGGCCGACTGCCATTACCAAAGTACGAATATCGGAACCAAACAGAAAGCACCAGATTTTTACACATAACCTCTACCGTTTTCTTGAATAGCAGTACTTAACAGGAGTGCATAATGGCAAATAGCTGGGAAGAAGTGATGACTGGAGTTCTTGGGGCCACCCAGACACCCAATTTCACCTGGGAACAAGTTCAACAGGCAAAGGCTGCTGCTCAGGCTGGTGGGCGAGTGGGTGGTGTTAGTACCAACCCTGATCGGGAAGTTACTCGAATCGAGTTGCCAGGAGCGGCTCCAGGATCTATGGATATCTGGGAAGTTAATCCAGATGGCTCCATTGTCAGAGCCAATAGGGAAACCAATATGATGGAAGGTTTTGCTGGGCCTGGGGAAGGCGGCAGCATGACACCGATTTCCTATAAAATCGATGAGAGTATTCCCTGGGCTGCTCTGGCTATGATGCTTCCAGCTTTTGGGGCAGCAATGGCGGGAGCCGGCGGGGCAGCTGGCCTAGGAGGGGCTGGTACTGGTTTAGGCGGTGGAGCTGGCTGGGTCTCAGGGGCAGACTTGGCGCTGGGAAGTGTCGGTCTGGGGGAGGGTGCTGGAGCTCTGGCAGCCAGTGCACCTGGGTGGGTGTCTGGGTCGGAGCTGGCCCTGGGAAATGCAGGACTGGGGAATATTGCTCTTCCGGCAGGGGGGATGAGCGCTACTGGAACTCTTGGAGCTTTAGGAGCTGCGACACCTGAGGCAGCCCTGGCAGCACAGATCCAAGCGGCAGGCCTTGCCGGGACGGAGTTGGGGATGACAGGGACTGGTCTGGGTGGCCTTGCCGGATTGACTGGAGCGCCGACAGCCCTGGGGGCAGGAGCCTTGGCCGCGGCAGGTGGGGCGACGGCAGGAGCAGGTGGGCTGTCTTCCCTGCTGGCTAGCTTGGGGGGGACTGGTGGAGCTGGAAGTCTCCTGGGGAGTCTGGGTGGCCTTGCCGGGAATCTCTATGGTCTGTCCAAGGCGGGTGATGTTGCAGAGGCTAGTGACCCCTGGGGGACTAGTGGGAACAGGGCACTCTCAGGGGAGATGCTTATGGCCCTCCTGAATGATCCTTCCAAGGTATCTGCTACCCCAGGCTACGGCGCCACCATGGCAGCGTCTGAACAGGCCTTGACGAGGAACCTGGCATCACAGGGGTTTACTGGGAGTGGTCTCTCCGCCCAGGCACTGGCAACCTTCGGAGGGCAATTTCAGAATCAAGCCTACAAGGAGCAGGTGCAGACTCTTGCAGGACTGGCGGGAGCCGGCGGGGTGAGTTCCCCTGGAGCTGGACAGCAATCAGCCTATAATAACCTAGGGACGAATCTGGCAGGACTGGGCAGTTCCCTCGGGCAATTTGTACAATCACCAGCTTGGTCCTCCGGCCTGGCTTCTCTTTCTTCTCTGTGGGGGTAATGATGGCACTTAGTCCGTGGGATATTAGTGGGGCCTTTCAGCATGGGAGGCAAGATGTAATTGCGACGGACCAGGTAATGGCGAATCTGGCACAAGCGCCGGTGAGACAGGCATTGTTGGAGAGCCAGCTGCAGGTGAGTCAGCAGGATATTGTGAAGGGGCAGTTGGCAAACCAAGCGGCCCAGCTGAAAGCGGAGAAGGAGCAGGAGCTGCTGAAGGTGAGGCAGAGGCTTGCCGCCGATATGCGGGAGAGGCAGCAGAAACAACTGGCCGCCGGACAGGAAATGGCCCAGGTAGCCCAAGCAAAGGCAGCGCCGAGTGCGGCACAGAAGCTAGGGAGTCTTGCAGATCAACAGCTGTATGAGGCTGAGCAGCTGCATCTCCTGGGGTACTCTGAGGAAGCTGGAAAGGCTGAGAAGGCGGGGGCTGCTCTGCTGGAGAAGGGCAGTCTTATCTCTCAGCATGAGGGGAATGCCGCCCTGGTCGAGGCCAGGAAACAGAACGAGTTACAAAAGGCCGTGGTGATGCAGCTTCCTATGGTCTATGATCAGCCGTCTTTTGATTCATTTCGAGCGAGGATGCAGACGGCTAAGGGGGATCCTTCCTTTCTGCAAGGGCTGTCCTACTCCCCTGAAGTAAAGAAGGCTCTGCTGGAAAATACCCTGACCTTTAAGGAACAGACAGAGCTGGATATTAAGGAGCAGGAAAAGAAGCTGCGGGAGGAGGATACGAAGAATAAAGTCTTGACGCGGAACCTCAGGACGAATATTGCAGAGAAGAAGGCACAAGCTTATATTGAGCATACAGCTAGGGTGAAGAAAGCCGGCGGGACGGTAGTAACTGAGCCGAAGGATGGGGAGATTCTGGCCGCCGGGCACCTTCTAAAGGATATGGTACCAGGGTTGGTGTCTGATCAGGACCTGATCTATGGCGCGAAGAAGAGTATCAACTATGGTGTGATGAGGGATGTGGCCAGTCGGGCGAAGGCAATTCGGCAAGGGAATCAGGCAGTTTCTGAACAGGAGTCCTTGGCCAGAGCGGTTGCTGAGATGCAGCGGGATGGTGTCTTGACGCCAGGGGAGCCAGAGACAGCCGGGGCAGTTGCCCGGTTCTTCGGCCAGAAGACCGCCAAGCCAGCGAAGTATAGTCCTGGCGGGAAGCCGGCGAAGTCTGGTCAGGAGGAGGGGGCATCACAAGGGCTGAAGCCGGAGAGTGCTTTGCCATTGCCGACAGATGGGAAGTATGCTGAGGGCAAGTTTTACAAGAATGCTCAGGGGAAGATTGCCGAGAGGACGAAGACTGGGTGGAAGCCAGTAACTGGGCCGGTTATCTCTGACCGAGTGCAGGCTGTTGCTCCGCCGGCCCAGAGAATCCCGCCGACAGAAGAGGAAGCTGCTGAGGAAGATGAGGTTCAGTATGGCCAATGAACTGACGGATGAAGAGTTCCTGGGGGCTCCAGCGACTTCCCAGGGGATTGATACCTCTGGGGGATGGGAGAAAATTAATCTGTCCTATAAGGGGAAGTCGGAGGAGTTGGAGCGTGGTCGAATGGAGATTCTGCAGCAGGAGCTAGCTGAGGAAAAAGATCCGGAGAATCAGGCTAGGCTGCAAAGGGAGATTGGCCGGATGAAGGTGCCAGCCGTTGTCCCTAGTCCGGCGGCAGCTTCACAGGCAAGTGAGATGACCGATGATGAGTTCCTGGGGAAGGTGCCAGCTCCAGTAGCCCCTGCTGCACCGGCGGGAGCTGGGCTGGTCAGCCCTTTCAAAAGGTTCGGTGAGCTGGAGACAAAGGCTGGGAAGGATATTGAAGCCGCCTGGTCAGCGGCTATTAAGTCGCCAGGTGGGAAGACAATCCTCAATGCGGCGCTTTCTACTTTGGGTGGTGCTTTCATGCCTCTGCAGGATGCTATCCAGGCTTTTGGGGTAGAGCCGGTACTGGGGAAAGGGAAGGCAGCGGAGGAGGTGGCAATGGGGCTGAGCATGGCGACTCCTCTGCTGGGACTGAGTAAGACACTGAGTGCCGGGGCAGGGACGGTGGGGAAGGCGGTTCTAGGAATGGGGGAGGCAGCTGTCCCCAAGGCGGGACTGGGAAATCGGGCAGGTTACCAAGCGGCGGCAGAAGCAGCTGGGAAGGAAGAAGCCGCCATCCTGGGGAAGATTGTACCAGAAGGAAAGCCGCTGAAGAGCTTTATTGATGAAGCTACTGGGGTTGTACCCCCTCCTCGGACGGACCTGGGAAATAGGCCACTGACAGGGGAAGCGGCGAAGGCTGCACAGAGGGCAGCTACCAGGGCAGCTTTTAAGAGTGAGCCTGAGTATGCCAATTGGTTGAAGGCCGATGCTGACCGGCAGGCTGGCCTGAGGAAGCTGACGGAAGAGCAGGCACAGTTTGCCCAGAAGGCTGAGGAGGCTGCAATTCAAATGGAAAAGGCACAGGCTGCTTTGCCTAGAGCACCTTTCCAGAGTATTATTTCGTCCAGAGAAGCCGCTAGTATTGTTGAAAAACCAGCCTTCGAAAGAAGTGCAATTGATAGACTGAGGCTGAAGCAGTTTGAGAAGCAACGTGGTGAGGTGAATCCGATTCTCCTGGCTAGGTTGGCCGCAGCAGGTTTGGGGGGAGTGGCTGGTAGTTTGGCTGACGAGGAGCATCCGATATTAGGAGCTGCTTTAGGGGCTGTGGCTGGCTTGGGGGGAGCTGCTATTCCCTACGGCAAGGCCTTGGCCGGGATGAAGAAAGCACTGGATGCTGATGAGCGGATTCGAATCACAGGCATGGCGGATCAGTGGGAGCACATGCTTGCTAGGCGGTCTCGAGAAGTCTGGCAACTGCAGGGCCGGATAGAGAAGCTGGTACCTGAGCTGCTGGGCCGGACGAAGATTACCCACTGGCTGGACGGAGATAAGTCCATTGTCCTGACGCAGAAGGAGATGGAAGCTGCCAAGGAGGCCAGGACATTTCTAGATGCGATGAAAGAAGCTGGGAAGGAGTCTGGCGTCCTGGACGGGACACTGAATGACTATATTGCCCATCTGTGGAAGAAGGACGCCGGGGAGTTTGAGAATGGAGTGGCCAAGGCTGGGATGAATATGTCGACTACCAGTCGATTTGCTCTGGAGCGTGGCCTGACAACCATTAAGGAAGGGAAGGCGGCAGGCTTTGTCCCCGTGACTGAGGATGTTTCCCAGATCTTGGGAATCTATGGAAACTCCATGGGCAGGTCGGTGGAGAATAAAAAGCTGATGACAGCACTGAAGGAGGCTAATGTAAGGGGGGTGCAGCTGGTGAAGAGTGCTGACAAAGCGCCGATGAATTATGTGGCTATCCAGCATCCCCAGTGGGGAGGCCTCAGAGTCCATCCGGATATTGCTCCTAGTCTGGCACATATGTTCGACAGTAAGACGCCTGGGGCGATGAAGAATGCCTTGCTGGCGGTCAATCTGGCGACGAAGAGGATTGCGGTTTCTACCAGTCTGTTCCATGCGAAGGCTCTTCTGGATGCTTCCATAGGGGCAGGGATGAATCCACTGAAGGCTATTCCCATGACGCTGGGCAGGGGAGTGCCGGGACTGGAGAAGGTATTCCCCAAGACCCTGGGGGAGAATCCATACCTGAAGATGCTGAGGGATGGAGGAGCTGGGGACCTGGTCGATGATGCTCATAAGGCTGGGCTGAAGATTTCCTATGAGAGGGCGACCCCTATTGTGGAGGACATTGGTGGGAATTTCTATACCAGCCTGCAAGGCGTTCAGCGGGTACTGGACTCGACCCTGCCGGGACTTGGACTGGGAAAGGGTGTGGAGGGCTTCTCCAAACTGAATCATAAGTTTGATAACTTCATGTGGGGGAGGCTGCACTCAGGGATGAAGCTAGAGATTTTTGCCAAGGAGACGGAGAGACTGCTGCAGAAGCATCCGAGCCTGGGGAAGGATGAAGCGGGGAGGATAGCCGCCAGCTATACGAACGATATCTTTGGCGGCCTGAATTGGCGGCGGATTGCTGAGGGGGCGCAGACAAAGTACGGACGGGACTTTCTGCTGAGGACGCTGAATCCATCTGGCCGGCAGGACCTGCAGATCTTGGCCTTTGCTCCGGACTGGACACTCTCGACAACCAGGGCCATGGCTAAGGGACTGGGCGGCGGACTGAAAGGGACGGACCTTTCGAAGCTGCATCGGATGTATACCCTGAGAAGTGCAGTCTACTACGGCATCATCGGGGATGGGATTAATTACGCTCTGTCAGGTCATCATATCTGGGAGAATAAGGACCCTACTGTCGTGGACATGGGTGACGGCCGGACGATGCAATTCAGTAAACATGCTATGGAGCCTGTGCACTGGATTACCCAGCCAGGCCGGCAGGCCATGGGAAAGATGGGATGGGCGCCTAAGGCACTGGTTGATTCTGCCAGCTCGATCAGACGGACAGGTGGGATTGATCCGCTGGCGTCTACTAAGTATCTGGGGAAGAGTCTCCTACCGATCTGGGCGCAGGGAATTGGCGACAAGCCGGCGGGGCAGACAGCCCTGGGCCTAGCCGGCATCCCCATCATGGGGAAGACTGATGAGCAGAGAATCCAGGACAGGATAGAGCAGTCCAGAAAGCGGGCTGAGAGGGAAAGAGACCCAGCCTACCAGAAGAAGCAAAGGGAGAAGCAGGAAGAACTAAGGGGCCGGAAATGACGGAACAACGGGAGAGGAGGCAGCTGGTGCACGCTATGACTGAGATACAATATCGGGATTATACGCATGAGCGGCTGAATGCCGGGGATAAGAGGATGACGATTCTGGAAGGGCTGATCCTGGAGAATACTCGGCTGACAGAGGCGAATACTATTTCGACGGAGGAGAGTACGAAGCTGGTCAGGGAGGTGAAGGAATCTGTAGAGGGGCTGGTTAATGTCTGGACGGTGGGGAAGAAGAGCATGATGCTGGCGAAGGCCTTCAGCTGGACGATTAGTAAGCTGGCGAAGTGGCTGGCGCCTATCCTTGTGGTAGGTGGGACACTGTGGGCACTCATCCAAAAAGCATGGCCGAAGGGAGGATTTTGATGGCTGGGGATATGAGGTACTCAAAGGACGGGAGGGAGCTGACGAAGCTCTTTGAAGGCTGTGTTTTCACGGCGATGAAGCCTGTTCCTACTGACCCCTGGACAATTGGCTATGGGCATACTAAAGGGGTGAGGAAAGGGATGCAGTGTGATGAGGCTATGGCGGAGGAGTGGCTCATCCAGGACGTTGCTGATGCGGAGAAGGCTGTAAATCTTTTTGTCTATCAGAAACTTGACCAGGAGGAGTTCGATGCGCTTGTTGACTTTGTTTTTAATCTGGGCAGTGGGAACTTTCTACGTTCGACTCTGCTTCTAAGGATTAATGAAGGAGATTGGCTGGGAGCGGCTGCTGAGTTTGATCGGTGGAATAAGGCCGGCGGGAAGGTGCTGGCTGGGCTGGTCAGGAGAAGGGATGCAGAGGAGAAGCTCTTCCGGCAGGGTGATAATGTAAAGGCCGCACAGGCCAGGAGGAAGAGTGATGGAAAAGCTTAGTGCATGGCGGTCGAGCTTGATGCTCCTAGGGGCCGTGTTAGTAGTGGTTGTCTGTGTTGGAGTGGTGGTAGGATGGACCCTGTCTGAGTATGCCCAGGGAATTATTACCTTGGTCATTGGCCGGTTCCTGGGGTATATTGACAACGGCTTTGCTTTTGAGTATGGAACGACCAGAGGGAGTAAGGAGAAGGATAGTGTTATTGCAGGGTTGTCAGGTAGTCCTGGTCCGGTAATTCCGCCGGCCAGTAAGGAAGAGGAGAAGTGAGATGGGGAAGATGCCGGTTTTTCTAGGGCTGATGCTGCTGGGGGGCTGTGCCCAGATGCAAGGGTATCAAAGTATGTCGCCGGAGCAGCTGGGCGCCATGGCCAAGATGAAGGACGCGAATGTGAACTGCATCAAGGGAAATACCCCCTGGACAGGGCAGTTTTTTACCGTCTTCGTGACGCTGGATAAGGGGGTGATTCCGGAGGGTGGGATTAGCGTGGATGCCGACTGCAAGGTGGCAATTACCAATAGTAAGGTGGTTACTACGACGACCGTGGTGACACAGCCGGCTCCTGAAGTGGGAAAGTAGGGAGCTGGAAGGCTCCCCGCGGGTACTTCATAGGAGGTTGTCTATCATAACTCCTATGAAGTACCCCAGCAGCACAGCTACAATAGACCATACCACTACCTGTTTATTCCAATCTCTGCACTTCTGCTGGTAGAGTATCTGCCAGACCTGACGTATTTCTGTCTCCATTTGAAGACGGGCTTCCAGCTTTTTTATTAACCTCTCGGTTATTTCTCTCTCTTGTGGCGTGATCATGATGGACTCCAGGTGATTACTTCTTGATTAGCCAGGGGACGCCGCTGATTACTTCAGCACGGACCTTCCCGGCACGGGTGATGCCGCCTAGGATATTAGTGAAGTCGGACTCCTTTGGGAAGAGGCCGTGGACCTGGGCATAGGCATCGTCTACCTTGATGCGGCCGGCCTGTTCGACAATTTGGACCAGCCTGTCGGCAGGGCCGGCTTCCTGGGCACGACCTACTGATTCGAGGACTTTGTGCAGGTCCTGACCGGCACGGCTGATGAGCTGCTCAGCTTCCATCAGGTCAGCCATGTCGATGTAGTTGTCCTGCCGCTTGGCGGCCGCAAGGATCATGGCCAGTTTATGTACATGGGTCTGTTTGCGGGTGATGTAGTCGGTGTTTTCTCCCTTGAAAGTTTTCTCATACCAGGTCTGGCCCCAGTCCACGGCTTCCCGTGTCATGGCAAATTCTCCGGATAGAGTAGAGATTTCCGTCAGGTCTTCTACCAGCTTACGCTCCATATCTTTGATGTTTCCTGGGACGTG